CATATAACTGAAAACAAAGCAGACTCTTTTGCCAAGACTTTTGTGGCGAAGGCAGACATGCAGGAACAATGGCAGTACTGTATTGGATGTTGGGACGGCGGAGAGTTGGCTGGCGCGATTATCACGACACGATCTAAGAAAACTCCATATGTCTTCAATCTGCAATTGCTTCATACTTTTGCCAAACATCGACGAAAGGGATTTGCAAGATTATTGACTCAAGATTCTCTTGATCGCGCACAAGGTCTTGGCACCAGTTATTATCGTGTTTCAGCAGAGCCTGATGCTGTGATTTTCTATGAATCTATGGGATTCAAATTCTTGGGAAAACAGAAAAGTGGATGCTCTCTGAGTATGTTCAAGATTAATGGCAAGAATTTTGCAGATGGGATCTACGATCTCACCGACCCCGTAATACATGCAGCAGTGTATAAAAGGGGCAAGGGTGGATGTGTGCAAGTGTATTGAAATTGGTGTTTACTTTTGCCACGCAATAGTCTATAATATATCTGTTGCTACCAATAACGGTGCAATATTAACCTAATATGGCATAATGTTATTTGCCTAGGAGTATGATATGTTGACTATGTTGACTAGTAAGAAGTGTTATGTATATGGTTTCCGTAATATCGAAAACGGAATGATGAATATTGGTTATAAGTCGCCCAAGACTGATAGACCAGATTATATTTCATCAATCAGTAATCCCCAGTTCTGGGAAGATTACTATAAAGGCAAAGTTGAAAAGTCCTTGCTGTTCGAAGGTAATGCCTTTCAAGACGATCTTGCTCAAACGATTGAGTGGTTCGGTCTTGATTATGGCATGTCTTGGGATAAGAGAAAATTCTATAATAAATCTAACAATGCTCATTGCGTTGATGAGTCATTGCTCGCTGTTGAGCACAAACAACTAGTTGTTGATTGGATTGAAGGTCGTTCGAATGGCATTCTGCCTGCAGATCGATTTACTCAAGATAAAGCAACAGTGACGATGATTCATGATGCAATCAAGTCTGGTCATTATAAAGTTGTTCTTGAATCCGTCAAAGTTGTTCACGGATATGAGCGTAATCAGATTCGTGTTGAGCAGATTGATGTGAATCATGTTCGTAAGATTAAATCGAGATTTGATCAAAATCCCAAAGATGCTTGGGAGTGGTTGATGAAAGATCCAGTCGTTGTCGTTGTTTCTCGTAATAAGCACAAAATTGTAAATACAGTTTTGGATGGAAACAATCGTCTTGAAGCAGTATCTCGAACTGCATTGAAAGAAATTCCTGTCGTGTATATTAATGAGACAGAGTTTGGTGCTGACGAAGAAACTCGTTTGTCAAACTATGATCTTTTTGGTATGCTTGAGAATAAGGAAGACTTTGTTGTTCGAAAGACGAATACAGATGCTGACATTAAGCGAAACATTAATAACTTTTTGGTTCGTGAAGGGATTGATCTTTCTGATCCACTAGCAGTTGATAGTGCTCGTGAATTGATCTATGAGCGATTCTCTCTGATTACTGAAGACAAGAAGAAGTTGAATGGTATCTTTCGTTCAATTTTGAATGACTTTGAGACGCAACAAAATGCGTTGAAGTATCAGGATAATCTGATTGCTTATGATGATCATTATCTGAATAACTATAAAGTCAAGAAGTATGAACTTAAAGGCACTGCTGCGATTCATGCGACTGCGTCCAAAGCAGAACATGCTGTGGCTCTTGGTTACATCGTACACCGTATGTATAATGTGAAGAAAAAGAAGGGTGCGATTGTTCTCTACTTCAAAAACAAGAACGAACTTGCGATTGAAGACCAAGAGAAGCATATTGATAAACTTCGTGATATGATTAACTATATGCAACTTGATATTACTATTGATGTCCTCCCTGCGTTCAACAACTAAAGAGAGGCGTGAGACATTCATCCGCTGGTATGCGTGGTCGCTGAAATATGGCGACTGCGATCCAGCGGTATGGATGACAAACTATCTTCATCAACGATACGAACACAATGACGAAGAAAGACTCTGGTTTGCATGGCTCTATGGTAACACTTACCAATTGCCAACTGCATGGGTTCTGAAAAGCGAATTCCCAGATTATGAACTTGCCACTGTGGATCGTATTACCTGGTGGAATAATCAAAATTACAAAAGATTGAGATATCAAACAGACACAAAGTGGAACAAGGGTCATTTGCCAGCCATGTTCGAATCTTATCAAAAATTTATTGGCAAGAAAACTCAACGTGAGGTTCTAGAAAAATATTATGGCGACAACGAACAACAATCTTTCAACAACCTTTGGAATAATCTTAAAAACTCTCTTCACAAATTTGGTCGCTATTCCACTTGGTTTTATATGCAGCATCTCGCTCATACTGCTGGCATTAACTGCATACCTACTTCTCTCATGCTTGACGATTATTCTGGCTCTCGTTCACATCGCAATGGTTTGCATTTCGCCCTCGGGCAAGATGACAAATACGATTCAAAACTTACTGCTGCAGAATGTGATGACCTTGAAAGTAAAGCGAAAGACATTCTTGAAGAAACAAGAGGAAGATTCCCTGGTTTAAAGAATCAGATTGATTTCTTCACGATGGAAACTTGCCTTTGTTCGTTTAAGAAAATCTTTCGTGAACATCATGGGCGATATCTTGGCTACTATCTCGATCGCCAGTCTGAAGAAATTGAAAAGGCAGAAGGTGATGATTGGGCTGGCATACAATGGAATGTTTTATGGCAAGCAAGAAACGAAACACTTGAACTTACTCTTGCACAACGCCAAAATATTAAACCTGAAAAGTTTACTTATTTTTTGAGAACAGGTAGAATAGAAAGAATGAACTGGATGTTCGATGATGATCAACCAGTGAAGGAAGGTTTGGAGGCGTTATGGTAAGAGTGATTGCGATGGGTGGAGAACCTTGTTGTGGCAAGACTACTCTGATGTTTCGATTAATTGTAATGGCTGACGATTGGAAGATCTGTAAGCCACAGAAACTTCTTGATGCCATGTATTCAGAGAAATTAAATCTGTATATTCTTGGTAAATATGTAAACGACGGTAATGTGTTTCAGGGAACAGATCGTTTGTCAATGGCTGTACAACCAGACGCTGAGAAGTTCTTCATGGAACTAGATTATGAAAACGCAAATGTAAATATAATCTTCGAAGGCGATCGTTTGTTCAATGGCAAAATGCTGGATCAATTGTCAGCGGCATTTCCTGATTCTTTTAAAGTGTTGATTCTTACTGTCAAAAATAGTACACTAGATCAAAGACATATTGATCGTAAAGATGATCAAGATGACAAATTCAAAAATTCTCGTAAGACTAAAATCTCGAATATCATGAGTTCACTTACACTCATGGACTATATAGAGACAATGGTCAACGAAAATCTCGATGATCAGGCAAAGATTATTGATCATATTAGAAAATTTTACAACTGGAGTGAATAATTATGCAGTTAGAAGTATCTGTTGAACAGTTGCGCAAAAATAAACTTTTTGTTGCGACACCCATGTATGGTGGCAGTGCGCATGGTATGTATGTTAAGTCTTGTCTTGATCTTCAATCCGTATGTTCACAATATGGTATTGAAGTTCGTTTCTCGTTTATCTTTAACGAGTCATTGATTACTCGAGCACGAAACTATCTTGTTGATGAGTTCCTTCGCGCAGAAGGCTTCACTCATTTGCTCTTTATCGATGCTGACATTCACTTTGATCCACGAGATGTGGTTGCACTCCTTGCTCTCGAAAAAGATGTTGTTGGTGGTCCATATCCAAAGAAGTCAATCAAGTGGGGAGCAATTAAAGAAGGCGTGAAGCGTCATCCAGACATTGAACCAGGTGATATGGAAAAGTTGGCTGGTGATTTCGTTTTCAATCCAGTTCCTGGCACTGAAAAGTTCTCTGTTGCTGAACCAATTGAAGTTCTCGAGATTGGCACAGGATTTATGCTGATCAAGCGTGAAGTATTTGAAAAGTTTAGTGAAAAATATCCACAACTTCGTTATCGCCCAGACCATGTCGGTCAGGCAAACTTCGATGGCTCGCGTTATATCCATGCTTACTTTGATACGGTCATTGATAGTAAGGAAAATGGTGGCAAGGGTTCAGATCGTTACTTGTCTGAAGACTACATGTTTTGCCAGTGGTGGCGTAACATGGGCGGCAGCATCTGGTTGTGCCCATGGATGAAGACGCATCACATTGGAACCTATGCATTCACTGGTGATATGCCAGCTGTTGCAAACTTTGTGGGATCTCTATAATATTTTATGATTGTTGGATTGGTTGGTCAAATTGGAGCAGGAAAAGGCACAGTTGCTGATCTCTTTGTAGATCGTCATGATTTCTTCAAAGAGAGTTTTGCAAATAGCGTTAAAGACGCCTGTGCGAATATCTTTGGTTGGGATCGTGCCATGCTTGAGGGTGATACTTTAGAATCCCGAGCATGGCGCGAACAATCAGATGTATGGTGGTCAGAAAAACTCGGTCGTGAGTTCTCACCAAGATTAGCACTCCAGCTAATGGGCACAGAGGCAGGTCGCGATGTATTTCACCCTGACCTCTGGGTTCATACTGTGTTACGTCGTTGCGAACAAGCTCCTTACAATAACTATGTGATTGCTGATGTTCGTTTTCCAAACGAGATTAATGCAATTGTAAAGTCTGGTGGCAAAGTTATTCGTGTTCGCCGTGGTGAAG